AGATCAGGATGAAGGCCAACCGCGGCGACATTGAAGGGGCGGCTGACGCGTTCATGCAGTGGACGAAGGCCGGCGGCCGGGAGCTTCCCGGGCTTGTGAGGCGGCGTACGGATGAACGTGCGCTGTTTCTGAGATGAGCGCAGTCAAGACCGATCCTGCCAAGTGGAAGCGCATCGTCGCCAACGTCAAGGCGTCTGGCAAAGGGGGCTCTCCAGGCCAATGGAGCGCCCGTAAGGCGCAAATGGCGACTCAGCAATACCAACGTAGCGGCGGGGGCTACAAAGGCCCTCAGAGGGCGGATAATGCCCTGGCGCGGTGGACGCGCGAGGACTGGGGCACGCGCTCAGGGAAACCGTCCACCCAGGGTTCTGAAGCGACCGGAGAGCGGTACTTGCCAAAGGCGGCACGCGAGAAGCTGACACCTTCTGAATACGCAGCCACCAGCCGGGCAAAGCGCGAAGGAACCAAGCGCGGGCAGCAGTATGTCCCGCAGCCTGAATCGATCAAGAAGAAGGTGTGGTGATGCCTGCGGTAGTGATGACCTACGACAGTCTGGTGCTGGACATCCGGAGCTACCTAGAGCGCACCGACGCGTCTACGCTGGAGAAGATCCCGACGTTCATCATGCTGGCTGAGCAGGTGATCGCCACGGAACTGAAGTTCCTCGGCAACCTGACGGTGGCCACAAGCACGATGACTCAGGGTCAGGCGACGATCGACAAGCCGGCCCGGTGGCGGAAGACGGTCTCCATCAACGTCACGGTAGCCGGAGAGCGCAGGCCGGTGCTGCTTCGGAAGTACGAGTACCTGCGGGAGTATTGGCCCGATCCCGCTTTGACGGACACGCCGCTGTACTACTGCGACTACGACTACACGCACTGGCTGGTGGCGCCGACTCCGGCTGCAGCGTACAACTACGAGGTGCTGTACTACGAGCGGCCGCAGCCTCTGGACGAGTCGAACCAGACGAACTGGTTCACTCAGTACGCGCCCCAGGCGCTTCTGTACGGGGCTCTGCTGCAGGCGATGCCGTTCCTGAAGAACGACGAGCGCATCCCCATGTGGAAGGCCCAATACGATCAGGTCATGCAGGTGCTGAAGGTCGAGGACGTCGCCCGCATCGGTGACCGTCAAACCATTGCGAGGGATGCATGAGCTTCAACAGCCCGTTCACCGGCAACGTCATCGTTCCGACTGACGTCTCCTACCGCAGCATCACGCTGTCGGCCAACACGACCCTGGAGTGGCCGGTCAACGGCAACGCGACCGCGAACTATGCGGCGCGGATCATGAACGTCACGGCCACCTCGGGTGGGCTGGTGCTGCGCATGCCGCCGGCCAACCAAGCGTCCGTCGGGCAGGATGCGCTGATCCGCAACGTGGGCGCCAACACGTTCACCGTGGCCGACTACGACGGCAATGTCATCATCGTCGTCGCGGCTGGCGAGGCGAAGTACATCTATATCACCACCAACCCTGATGAGGCTGGAACCTGGGGCATCATCGCCTTCGGCGTGGGAACTTCGACGGCCGACGCGGCGAGCCTGGACGGGTACGGCCTGACCACGATTGGGTCGACGCTGAACTCTGCCTATCCGGTGCAGAGCTTCTCGTCTAACTACACCGCGGTGGTGGCCGATCGAGCGAAGACGTTCGTCTGGACCGCCGGGGCCGGCACCCTGACGCTGACTTCGTCAGGCACCTTGGGCGACAACTGGTTCATCTTGGTCCGCAACAACGGCACGGGCACGCTGACCATCGCGCCGTCTGGCGGCGATCAGATCAACTCGGCGGTGTCCTTGGCGCTTCAGCCGGCGGATTCGGCCATCATCTGCTGCTCGGGCTCGGCGTTCTTCACCGTTGGGGTGGGCAAGAACACCGACTTCAACTTCAGCCAGAACACCAAGGCGGTCACCTCCGGCTCGTACGTGCTGACGGCCTCGGAGGCTTCCAACCCGATCCAGAAGTTCACGGGCACGCTGACGGGCAACGTCACGGTGACGGTGCCTCAGACCATCGCCGTCTACTACGTCACCAACCAGACGGATGGCACTGGGGCCGGCTATACGGTCTCCTTGACCACGGGTGTTGCGGGCAGCGCTGGGGCGACTATTCCTGCCGGGCAGCAGGTTATCCTCATCTGCGACTCTCAGAGCCTCTACAACGCCTCTACGATCGCCGCAGGAGCGTCTGTCTTGTCGTTGGACGACGGGACCGTCTCGTCGCCTTCGCTGAACTTTGCCAGCGAGCTTACGACTGGCGTTTACCGTCCGGCGTCTGGACAGTGGGGCGTCACCATCCTTGGAACGCAGCGGGCGCTGCTGCAGGCATCGGGCTTGACGATCACGGGAGGCATCGGAGCCACGGGCAACCTGACTGTAGGGGGAACGTCGACGCTGTCGGCCCTGACGGCTTCCACTGCCCTGGCGCTGGACGGCAGCAAGAACGTCGTGTCGGTGACGAACACCGGCACCGGCAACAACGTTCTGGCCACCTCGCCGACGTTGACGACGCCCAACCTCGGCACCCCGTCTGCCGTGACGTTGACCAACGCTACGGGGCTGCCGCTGTCGACTGGGGTTACTGGGGCACTGCCTGTGGCCAACGGCGGTACAGGGATCACCGCATTCGGCACGGGTGTAGCCACCGCACTAGGGCAAAACGTCACTGGCTCAGGCGGCATCGTGCTGGCCACCTCGCCGACGTTGGTTGGTCCGACTGTAAGCAGTGGAAACGTCACGTTTAGCGGGACTGCGCAGCGGATCACGGGCGATTTCAGCAACGCGACGATTGCAAGTCGCGTGATGTTTCAGACAAGTACGACGAACGGCGCAACAAGCGTTTCTGTGTTGCCCAATGGTTCGTCAACAGAAGCCAACGTTGCGGTTTTTGCAAACAGCAGCCCGACGAATTCTGCGGTTGCTGTGTTGGCAATGACCTCAACAGATGCGCGAGTACTCAGCGCAATAACGGGCTCCGGGACTTACGTTCCTTTGACTTTGCACACCGGAGGCGCAGAGCGCGCCAGAATTGACGCATCTGGAAATGTCTTTATCAACACCACATCAACGGGGCACGGAGGAAATCCAAAGCTGGTAGTAAATGGCGCGTCCGGAAAAGCCATTGAAGCCCGCACTGACCTTGTCAACGACTACGCGCTTACGTGCGGCAATACAGCAACATCTGGTGACAATAATTTTATTTATTTTGGAACCGAGGCAAATGGTACAACCGGACGCGGCAGCATTACTTACAACCGTGCCGGCGGTTTAGTTGCCTACAACACGACTTCAGATTACCGCGCCAAAGACATTTTTGGCCCCGTCAACAATTCCGGCGCAACCATTGACGCGCTGAAGGTATACATAGGAAGGATAAAAGGCGCGACGCAATCGCGTCCAATGCTAGTGGCGCATGAGGCGCAAGCAGTGGCTCCGTACTCTGTGACCGGCGAAAAAGACGCCGTCAACGAAGACGGCACGCCCAAGTACCAACAAATGGATGTGTCTGCGCTGGTGCCGTTGCTGATTGCTGAAATTCAGTCTCTCCGCGCCCGCGTTGCAGCACTGGAAGCATGAAAACCCCCATCCTCGGAGCCGCCTACGTTGCCCGCAGCGTCAATGCACAAGTCTATACCTCGGGTAGCGGCAACTTCACAATCCCAGCAAATGTTACCAAGCTCAAGGTCACTGTTGTTGGCGGCGGCGGGGGCAGTGGGGGCTCTGTGTCTGGAAACACCGGAGGTGGCGGCGGTGGCGGTGGTGCCGCCATCAAGTGGCTAACGGGAATGACCCCTGGAAATACGCTGTCTTATTCAGTGGGTGCGGGCGGCACGGCGGGCACTTCTGCGCCAGGAAACGGCGGCGCTGGGTCTGCTAGTACGGTGGCTACTGGTACGACAGGAACGCCGCAGACGATCACTACACTTACTGGCAGTGGAGGCGGCGCGGGGCTTGCGGGCGGCAGCGGCGGCAGCGGCGGGGGTGGAACAAACGGAGATCTTAACGTCCCCGGCGGCAGCTTTGGCGGCTATGGAATTGGGGGCGATAGTATATATGCATCCGCTTCTCCGTATGGCTCACTTGGAAGTGCTGCATACGGCGGCGGCGCTAGTTCTTCGCCTTCGGCTAGCGGTCCTGGCGCTGCAGGTGCTGCGGGCGTGATCATCTTCGAGTGGTAAGCCATGAACTTCGACAACGCACTCAGTGTGGTCATCAAGCGCGATGGGGGTTTGCTCGACCGCGCCCTTAATCAGGGAAAAGCCGACAATATGGGCAACACCAAGACAACGGTTTGCAGCAAACTTCCGCAAGACGTTTGTTGACAGAGACAAGTCCAATGACTCAGAAGGTCTTCGCCCTTGACACGCAGCCCGGCATCCAGCGGGATGGCACGGTCTTTGACCGTCTGTTCTACACGGACGGCCGGTGGGTGCGCTTCCAGCGCGGGCGCCCGCGGAAAATGTTCGGTTTCCGCCGCATCAGCGACGCCATCAAGGGCCCTTCTCGGGGCATCTGGCTGAACGCTCTGAACGGCTTCAATTACATCTTCAGCGGGCACGCATCGGGCCTGCAGGTGCTCACGATCGACGACACGGGGGTCGGGGCTGGCATCTCCAACTTCACCCTGACAAACTTCACCTCAAGCCCGAAGAACCTATGGCAGTTTGACGGGTTCTACAACGCCACGGGTGGTGTTGCATCTTTGGTGGCGCACCCAGGCC